ATTTCGGCTATTTGTAGCTTGGTTTCTGCCTCAATCTGGGCTTTCATTTGCAAGCGTTGCGTCTCGGCTTCTTGTCTGACTTGCTCTCTAGCCGATTCGTATTCTTGCCGCATCTGTTCCAGTTCTTTAGCCTGTTGAGCCTTAAATTGCTCAATCTGCCCCTGAGTTTGTATTTTTGCCTGTTCTAACTGCATTTTGCCCTGTTCGACCTGCATCATGGCCTCGGCTTTCATCTGCTCCGGGTCAGGCTGCGGTTGTTCAGGCGGTTTTGGTGCGTTCAGTTTAGCCATCGCCTCATCAAAAGCAGATTCCATCATTCTGCCGCCTTTGAATGCGCGAACACCAAACATCAGCATTTCACCCATCAAAGGAGCGAGTTCTGGCACTTGTTGGGTTACGGGTAATGCTCTGTCCATGAACTGACCGACCGCGCCTAGAAACTCAATCCGGCTTTGTTTTTCGGTGGCTTCGTCCATTTCTACCAGTGAATCAGAGGCAACCTCAATCCTGAAACCTCTAGCTGGCTCAGACTTGAGCAGCATAATGGCCTGCTCAGCATATTGAGCATCCATTGTCCCCATGATTCCAGACATCTCGACAAGGGTCTGGGGCGCGTAAAAATCGCACATTATCTGGGCTTTTATTCTCAGCACTTCCGAAGCAAACTGAGCCACTTCTGTTTGTCTTGGTTTTATTCTCAATGAAGCATATTGGCTTTTTATCTGTTGCGCGGCTGCGGTTTCCGAAGCTATCGTTGAACCGCGAATAATGTCAGATATTCCGGTAATCTCATACACTACCTGTTTCGCCTGCTCTCTAGCCGCGTAGCATTCACGTAATGCTTGGAGTACAGAATCCAGCGGCATGAAGTCAACCACACCCTTTAGACCGCCTTTTTCCGCAAAAGCTGCCCAAGTATCCACAGGTATCAACTGGTTATTCACACCCTCGGAAAGCATCCTTTGTACACCCTGCTGGCTTGCGTCATAGACACCCACGACCTTAACCGCTTCGACTAACATTGCTATCCGGTTGGTTAGCATGTCAATCTCTTCGGCTTGGTCTTGATAAAGGCTGTAATCGGGTATGGGTACTAAAGTCTCGGTGGTTTGGGTAGCAAACAAAGGTTTGGGGCATGGCCAGAAATTATCTAACCCTAGTGGGTCGTCTTTAATGTCCAGCGTCTTAGAGTATCCCTCAGACACCCAGAAAACCTGCTTTGTCGTCTTGCTCCATATTTCCCAGACAACGGCTTTTTTCATGTCGTCCAGGCCTTCAACACCCATTTTTTCCATTTCATCTAGGCCAACAGGTTCGTGAGTTAATGGAACTTGCTTAAAATCCTCGCCAAATCGCTTAATGCCATCCTCTTGGCTCATGTACACCCTACGGGCAATCCATGTCACCTCATCCCAACATCTAGCGGGTGAATATCTCACATCTTTCCAGAAGACATAATCTACTGGGGTGCATTCGTATTTATACGGCGCGTTGGGCATAACTTGCGCCTCGCCGCCCTCTTCACCGGGCAAAGCGTCAACAGGCTGGGCTAGTTCTTTTTCCTCGAACCGCACCCACACCGTGCCGCGTCCGGGCAGTAGTCTGTCAATTATCGCCAGCTTCATCGAGGCGTCAAAGTCGCCCTTGTCAATCTCGTACTGTAAACAACGTTCTATAATCACCGAAGCAGTGCGACCAACAGGGTCAGAATCCTTCCAGCGTCTCGATACTTCGGCTCTAGGGGTTTTCCCGTATAGGGCGGGTTTCAGGGTCTCAACGTTTGACCAGAGTATATTAAACCTCTTACCATAAGTCGTGAAGTTTTTACGGTCGTCACGATAACGCCTGATTATCCTGTCGCCACGCTCAATAAACTTTTCATCTTCGCGCTTGGCAAGTTTTAACTCCGCCAGCCATTTTGTGCTTGCATCAACGGGGTTCATGTCGGTATTCCGTATTTTTCGAGAAGCGGCTTGTCGGTCATAATTCTTGACCAGGCTTCTTCTGGGCTTTCCGCAACGGCCACCAGTCTCTCAGGTGTTGCGCTTGTTTTTAACTCTGCGCCATTGGGAAATAGAAAATATGCTGTTTTGTCGTCACATTTAACAGGGTGCCACATGACATATTGCACTGCGCCAATTTTATCAATGGCTGGCGGCCTGGCTTGTGGGTGCGCTTGTACAAATATCATGGGACTATGCTCACTCTTACCGCGCCATTCGCAACCATAGGCGTACCGTTTGAATATGTCGCCAATGCGCCTGTCGAGACACACAAAGCGCCATCATTGGCTCTGGGAAGTCCGTTAGACCACACCACATCTACAGGAAGTCCAGCAGTCGCATCAACGTATCGAATCTGGCCAGCGTCAGTCATTAGAAGACCGTTAGCGTACTCATCACCACCAGTTGAAATAGCCCTGTTCAAATCACCAGATAAAAGCACACCGTTCTGAAATGTGTCTGTCGGCTGAATAGCGCCAGTTCCTAATTGCACTACTTCTGCTGATACTGTAAATATAGACATTAGTATCTTTCCTGTTGGCGTTTAACGTCTTGCCATAATTCATCTAAAGGTGCTGTAATTATGACACCGTTTTGTGCTTTTATGTTGAATTTTGCGGGTTTTTCGGGTTCTTTTGGTGTTAATTCCTGCATTATTTGAGCGCCGTAGGCAAAAGCATCAGCTGGATGGCTTGCCCAATTATGCAATGGTTCACGGCTAAAAACCCCTAAATCTTCATTGTATGCGTACTCCCATGCTATCAACCCATCCATTCCAGCCTCGCACAATTCAGAGTTAAACTTGCATTTTGGAAGTACGGCGCGTGCTGCGCTGATCTGGTCTAGTTTTTTGGATTGAGGCACGATAGCGCATTTGTCAGTGCCGAAAGCTTGGGCAAATCGTTCGATTGTCGTGTGCTTGCTTTGAAAAGTCTTGGCTCGTGCATCATGAGGCAACCATACTCGACCAAGCTTTTTACCTGCTCCCAATTCAATAATCTTGTCACGGATTCGTGGTATCCAGTCGTCCGCATCCAAACCCGTATCGCCATCGTATGCCAGCACGCGAAAGCCTCCAAGTGTGCGCTGCCAATACCAGAAAGAAGCGGTATCCCTAAAACCAAGGTCACACGAAACTTCAATTCCTGCCCCGTCCGGGTCAAAATTTACATCGGGTGTTGCCCTTCCTTCTCGAATGGCTTGATTAACCCACCGAGCCAAAATCGCGCCCTGAGTTGCGCCATAAGCACCATTCCATATATGTTCGGCTTTATCTGGGTCTCGCTCAAAATCGTCAATCATTTCTTGACGAAGTTCATCAGGAAACCAAGGATTATCGTTCCAGTTCACCGCTACAACAATGGCGTTGTCTGGTTTCTTTTTCCTAAAAAACACATCCACTGGGTCGCTTTTGAATCTTGGGTTCCAGCTAAAAAGCATTTCAGAACCCGGCATTCGTATAGTTGGGCGTAACAAATCCAGGCTGTATTGGCTCAATGTTTGGGCTTCTTCGACCCAAGCGCGTTTATAACCTTCCAACGACTTTATCGAATCGGCTGTATGGTTTTGCATACCTTGGAAAGTGATAACACCAACCCCGCGACGGCTGCGAATGGCCTTATCCAACACTTCAAAATAATCACCAGCATTAAGTTTGACGATTTTTTGCTCTAGCAAACGCTTAACTGACTGATCTATAGACTTTTGAATTTCCCGTATACAAACTGTTGCATCATCCGGGTTAAGTATATGTTCTTCAATGATGTACTCACCGAAAAAGTGAGATTTTCCAGACCCCCTGCCACCCCATGCACCTTTGTATCTGGCTGGCTGCAATAATGGAACAGCCCACCGTGGCGTAGGAATATCAAGAACTGCGGTCATTCTTTGGGTCTACGATTGTTCTGCGTGTCTCTTGCACTTGAACAGGACCGCCTTCAGCCCCGACAAGCTCAGTCCTTGCCAACTTGGGCGCGGCAAACTCAGCCAGCTTTGCGAGTAAATCTAAGGCTTTGCCGGGGTCTGGCTTGATTTCTCTTTCTAAATCACCCTCTGCCACTATTGTTAGCCACTTGGCAACATTATCTGCGTTGCCCTCCAACAGCTTGTTGATGGTTTCCCTGAATTCGCGTGTGGCTTTGTTCGGTGTCCCGGCAGTTCTTCCTCCGGTCTTCGGTGTTCCTTTAGGCCGACCAAAGCCGGATTTCGGCTTAGTAGTCATAATCTATCCATTTTTTACTATAGATAGGTTTATTCTACACAATTATGCGGTTTTTGCAACACTTAACCATTCCACTTTATAGGGTCGCCATCAATGTCAACAACATAAACAGGCAGCGCCATTGTTTCCGCGTCTGCTTTTATTCGCTCTTTCCATACTCCCGGAATTTGTGCGTACTTTTTCCCCGTTATTGTCCGGCATGGGGCGAGTTTAGGATAGCTTTCTTTTGCAAGTAGCCTATCCAGTTCTTTAGTCTCACCTTGTTTGAAAAGTTTGTAAACTACTTCCAGCGGCCATTCTGGGTCGTCTGTTTTGTTCCAGCGTATTTGTAAATGCGCCCCAAACCACTCAACTGGCGCTAATCTTGGCTTGCATTCGGTTAGTGTCATTTCATCTGCCTTTGAGCATATAGCTCCGCATTCATCGCAAACGTAGCCCGTCCCGCTTCTTCCCCGCCATTCATGGCCTTTGTAAAGTATTGGCTTGTCCATATCTATCAAAATATAAGGCTGTATAAGGTGGGGCTTATTACCCCGGATGTCCGTAGCCCTATTCGTCAATAGGGTTCACCTGTAAATTCAGGCCATACGCTTTGCAGTCTGCTTACGCAGATCCTGTGCCGGACTGTTCGCTAATACGATTATCTTTAATCTTGTTCCATGCTTCCTGTTCGTCAATAGGGCACCTGTAAATCCAGCCCATCCCCTTCCAAGGGAAATTCGCAGCTTCTATGCCGGACTGTCCTTGCTTTGCTTCTAACCAGTTTTCTAACCGTTCTATTTCTTCCCTGTGCGATTCAATCTTACTTTTCATTATTTCGGCGCGTTCCCAGACTGAATACTGCCAATCTTTGCTATCTGGAAACCAATCATCTGGCATTAAAGCTCTAATCAAACGCTCCGAAAACCGCTCAAGCGCTTTAAAATCATTCGCCTCGACACTTTCGCCCAAGTCTTGCCCGTCAACATTGTGCATGTCGTACAAGACAAACCCAGCCTCACGCGCCATTCGGTTAATGTCGTCTTTAGTCATATAATTCAACCTAAGCCCCATTCGTGTTGGTCCCCGTCTTTCCGGGGTGTCATCTAGGTGCTGCATTTCAAACTGCCTAGCCAATTCCTCATAACCGATTAGCAGCGTTCGTTTTGTTAGTGGCGGGTGCTGATCTCCCGCATGTCTGCATTGCAAAGTCAGGTACGGGTCATCAAACTAGCAGACAGAAGACTCTTTGACACCGTTTTTGCGCATCAGCCTACGCATTCACTAACAAGTCTAGGGTCTGCTCGCATAAAGCAGCGACGCACAAGAAAGGATCAAACCAAAACAACGGCGCTAACCCGTTGCCAGACCCTAGACTTTTTAGTCCCCGTCTTTCCGGGGTGTCATCTAGGTGCTGCATTTAGAACTGCCTAGCCAATTCGAGCAAACGAAAGCAGCGTCCGTTTTGTTAGTGGCCGGTGCTGATCCCGACATTAGTAAATTGTGCAACTACACAACCGCGTATCAGCCTACGCATTCACTAACACGACTGAGACCTGATTAGCTCCCTTACTGGGGGGTCGTCCTGGCCATCGGACAGTTCATCAAGTCTCATGCGTCTTAGTGCTTATTTTCCCTCATTTTC